CCGCCGAAGGCACCTGTAAAAAGCCAGCTCGTTGAATCCACGCTGTGCCACGGATAACGAAACATAAGTTGCTGATCCGTTAGCCCGAAGCCGTGCAGTTTGGCGACAGGGGAGCCGTCATCGTTTGTCAACGGCCCGTGGAAGAGTTCGTCTAACCAGTTGCGGAGCCACGCGGTTGTCTCCGGCACCATTCCACCGATAAAAATATAATCGTATCCATCATTAAGGTATTTCTCCAACCACTTCACATCCTCCCGCGCATGAAATACTGGACTCACTGTGACACCGTATTGCTCAAGCTCCTTCAATAAGGCATAGGATTTTTCCGGGGAACCAATAGCGTCCAGTGAACTGCACACTGTAAAGAGGTGCCCGTACTTATGGATATAATCCGCATAAACAGCCGGGTCTATCCCCACATTCTTTGTGAATGCAGTAAAAGCCCCACTGTCCAGGAAACAGTCGCGAGCGCCGTCCGTGTGGGAATCGACAACCTCATTCGCATTGTCTTGGTTATACCAATAAGAAAAGAGCCTGCGTTCCACAATGCCAGTGAGTCTGCGCCAGTTCGTTTCCCCAGCGAGGTAGACTTTCATTTCTGCAATACTCCGTTAACTGACGGGCACTTGCCGATATTGTTTTGAAACCACTGCTTCTGAAACCCCATGCGGCGGTCCTTCATCTGATCAAACGCCCATACAATCCCAGGGCGTTCCGGCGGGACATAGATGCCTTTGCACGCATAGACAGCCTGATCAAACCCCCTATTCATAAGATCCTGTAGAATGTCCTTGTACCATTGTAGGGGAATCTTTTTTGGTGGCGGGAATTCGTACGGCTCCATATACTGATCTGGCTCAATGAGTCCGTATTTGAATCCGAGGATGAACCATGGTAAGCCTGTTGATTCCGCCCATTTTTTCGCTTCTTTGAAAAACGACCCAGTATACAAGTCCCTTGCAAGACAACCAGAGTCCGCCTTATTTTTTCCGCATGTTATTATCACGCACTTCTTCATCTTAGCAGCTCCATGAACTCCGCACGAGTGGCGATGTTCTCGCGCATCAGACCACGCATCGCGCTGGTAATGGTGGCACTGCCTTGGCGCTGGATGCCTCGCGCCTCCATACACATATGACGGCACTCCAGGACCACCGCCACGCCGAGCGGTTGCAGGTGCTCTACCAGGGCATCGGCAATCTGATTGGTGAGGCGCTCCTGTACCTGAAGGCGTCGAGCATAGACGTCAACCAAGCGTGACAGCTTGGATAGGCCGACAATACGCCCCGCAGGAATATATCCAATGTGTGCAACCCCAAAGAATGGAGCAAGGTGATGCTCGCAATGAGAATAAACAGGAATGTCCCGGACCACGACCATCTCGTCATAGTTTTCTGCTCCGTCTTCGAATACCTTGAGGATCTCCGCCGGGTCTTGATCGTACCCGCTGGTATAATGCTGCCACGCCTTGAGAAACCGCTTCGGGGTTTCTTGCAGACCGCCGCGCTCCGGATCCTCGCCAATGAACTGCAACAGGCGCAGGGGGATGTCTTCGGCGCTGGCATCACTGTCCCCGGCCTCCCAGGGAAACACCAGCCAGCCCCCGCCCATGTCCTCATAAAGCGCGAAGAACGGCTTGCCGTATAAGGCATATCGGGATCTGGTTGCGCCGCTGTCAATGATGTCGTCGATGATGAAGTGGCTGGCCTCCGGGCTGTCTACCACCTCGCAGGGATGGCCGATACGGTTGAGCGCGGCCTGTACCGCGTAGGCTGCCGGTATCCCGCCCCTGGGCACGCCGTACAGACATACCGGCTTCGGCGGATTCTGCGCCCTGATCATGTGGGCGACCTCACGGGCCGCCACTGCAATGTCGAAGTTCTTGACGATAGTCTTGTCCATTATTCATACTCCAGCGGGTCTTCGATGCCAGCGTATTCCATCGCCTCGATGCGCTCCTGACAGGCGCCGCATTTGCCGCAGGGCTTTGCCCGGCCGTTGTAGCAGGTCCATGCCTTGCTGTAATCGAGGCCGAGGTCCTTGCCGATTTCGGCGATTTCGCCTTTCGATAGATCCTGGAACGGTGCCTCAATCTTCACCGGCTGGTAATTGGCGATCTGCGCCACCGCGTTCATGGCGTCGACGAACTCACGACGACAGTCAGGGTAGATGGCGTGGTCGCCACTGTGCGCGCCATAGGCGACAGTGCCGGCCCCGATACTGACCGCGTATCCAATGGCCATGGATAGCATGATCATATTGCGGTTCGGGACGACGGTGAGGCGCATGGTTTCGTCCTCGTAATGTCCTTCAGGCACCGGGATCGACTTGTCGGTCTGTGACGACCCGCCGAGCAGTTCCCAGCCCATCTTCGACATGTTGACGACTTTATGCGGAATGCCCAAGCCTTCGGCGACTTTCATGGCATATTCTAGTTCTTTCAAGTGGCGCTGGCCGTAGTTGAACAGGACGGCATGGACATCCCGGCCTGCTGCGCGGTAGTTCATTAGCATGGTGTAGCTGTCCATGCCGCCGGAATAGATCACTACAATTTTATTTGACATCATTCGACTCCTAATATCTTGTGGGTCTGTAGGGAAATGCGGTAGCCATTTCGCATCACCACATCAATGCAGTGCTGGACATTCCGCTTGTTCTTGTGCGGGTCGTACTCGTCCATCGGCTGTACCCATATCATTGCCGAGGGCCTGGCGGGCGTGGCGATGGGCTTGCCGCTGTCTAGCATGGGAAGTTCGGTGTCGGGATCATGCTTCTGGTGACTGGCGCTAATCACATACTTCCAATCCCTGGCCATCAGATGGAACTGTGGATGGACCTTGCCGGTTTTCGGGCTGACAACCACCGTCACCTCATACCATGGAAATCCCTGGATGGATACGGTGCCGGCGGTTTCGATTTGTACCTCGAAGCCGGTACTGCGCAGCTCCACGATCAACGGGACGATGTTTTGCAGGAAGGGCTCACCGCCGGTGATAACGGCCAGCCCTATTTTGCCGCCCTTGGCGTTACTGTGTGTCCTTACGATTCTACTGATCTCCTCGACCGTGAATTGATGTCTTACGCTTTCGAAGTCCGTATCACAGAAGTCACAGCGGAGATTGCAGCCGGACAGGCGGATGAAGATGGCTGGCGTGCCGGCCAGCGGACCTTCACCCTGTATAGTGGCGAATATCTCCGATACCCACAAGGCGCCGTCCTGCCGCAGCTCCTGCTTGCGGACGGGGTTGTTACCGAACATGGTTGCACCTCACGGAGTTGATGTTGAGCTTCGCGAGGTCACCGCACTTGACGCAGCGTTCAATGGCCACTGGGTTACGCGCCATCGGGCAATTGACGAACGCGTCGCGGAGTTTCTGCCGATACAGCGGACGTTGCCCGGTGGGTCGGTAGGATTGCATCAGGATCTGCATCGTCTCCTCCAATCCGCAAAGCTGGTCGATGTCTCCCACACCCGCAGTTGGGTGATGAGGATATGATTGTCGGGGTCTATGGCCTCCTGGATGGCTTGGGCCGCCCAGGAGGCCATGTTCTCCGCCGTTGGGTTCTGGTTCCATATCCATAGGCGCGGCTCCTTGCCGTTGGTGGCCCGGAACAGTTTGCTCGGGTCAATACCGAGGCCTAGGAGCGGGTCGCTGCGGTGCAGAACAAGCGCATGATCCAGAGGGTCGATTACGGCCATCATCGCCCGCTTCAAATCCTTGAAGTCGACGATCATGCCGTTGTCTGACAGGTCCGATGCGGTGGCCGTGACTTCCCACAGATAACTGTGTCCGTGAAGATGGGAGCAGCGGCCATCGTAGCCCATGAGCCGGTGGGCAGTTTCGGTCCGCATCTGTTTGGTGACGGTGATCACAGGCCGTTCTCCTGACGGTACTTCTGCCACTGGGTTGATGCCGTATTACGGTTGATACCTGCCTTGTCACAAGCCACCAGAGCGGCCTTACGGGTCTTCTCCTGGAGGCCGTCAAAGATGGTACGAGCTTTGGCCACAGAGCCGTTGCGCTTGCCGAGGGATACAGGGGTCTTCTTTGCTGGGGTCTTCTTTGCTGGGGTCTTCTTTGCTTTTGTTGCCATGATATCTTCTCCTTGTAGAAGTTTGTCGATTTGCATCCCGTTCAAGACGCGGGTTGGTTGCCCATTTTCAAAAACAACCACGGCAGAGCAGGGCTTACCCAGCCGTAGCAGGACGGTTGATTCTGTGCGGTGATCGTGAACCGTGTACCCGCGGTCGATGTAATTGCTCACGATCTGCTCATACGCTGCCGCCATTTTATTTCTTCAGCGCCCGGTTACGGATCTCGTCGATCTCCGCCTTAGTTGGGATACGGCTTGCCCAGCCGTTAGGTGTGCGAAACCAAAGCCGGCGGCCATGGTCCAACTGGCTCGCGAAATAGCGGAACGAAGCGTTAAGGTGCTCGAAAGATAGGGATGCTTTCATGTCGATACCTTCCTAGTATTGGCCACCAGATCATTGACTTGCCGGTGAATTTCAAGACATTCCTCCTGCGTCTTGCCTTCGCTGAGTACGGATGCGAGCATATAGGACAGTTGCTTTATAGCGGCCGGACCACCGTCGGGGATTTCTACTGAAATAATATTGGTCTTCATGTTCTCCTCCTGGTTAATTTGGACTATATATGGATTATATAGCGGTCAATCAAAAAGTCAACTAGATTTGGTATTTTTCTGTTCCCTGGGGGTCGATTATTTGCAGGGTATTTCGGGCACGGGTGACGCCCACGTAGAATACCCGATGCTCGGGATCCGGCGTCTGCTCGAACGCCTGACTGGTCCTCCAGGATATGTCGGTCCGCAGGACCACGTTATCTGCCTCACCACCCTTGCTGCTGTGGATGGTGCCGATATAGACCCGGTCGGTATCGGTGAGCTTGCGGCCGGCCCGGAGGATTGACAGGTAGTATTCCCGTTTCACCAGCGGGATGCCGCGCAGGGCATCGTGCCAGATCAGGCCGGTGTCCGGTGTCCGGTTGCGGGCCAGGAGCGTGACCAGCTCCATATCTTCCTTACTTAGATCAAAACCTTTCCTTATTCGCTCCCATGCTTTGATGCCGCGGACATGTTCGGGATCCACTGACGGGCCTTTCGCGGTATGGTACGGAATGCCTTGCTCGATGCACTGGCTCATGTAATCGGTCAGGAAATAACTGTTGCGGGCCAGCAACATATAAGTACCACCGTTGATCTCCAGATGATCAACCGCCGTCAGGCGTTCGATGGTGCCGGGCCGAGAATCTGCCGGCCGCCATTGCTTTGGGTAGCGGTCTGATATGCGGTCAGATACGTTCTGCGCCAGTCTCTGGATACTGGACGGTAGGCGGTAGGTGATAGGCAGGACGGTGCGCTCGGCCTTGAGGCGGAGGAATCGCTCGACGTTGGCGCCTGACCACTGGTAGATCGCCTGATCATCGTCGCCGGCCACGTAGACATACTTGGCCCTGCGGAAGGCGACCTTCGCCATGTCCCACTGCGCGTTCGACAAGTCCTGGGCCTCGTCGATAATAGCCACGTCGACATCGACCAATAGGCGGGCCTGGGTGAACTGTTTGATCATGTCGTCGAAATCCAGCTTGCCGGTATCGGCCTTGTAGGTTTCAATGGTGTCACGGAATTGCTTGAGCGCATACCAGTCGACCGGCTCCTGGCCCTGCTGCCAGGCCGGAAACAGGTTCTGGCCGGTGGCGTTGCTGTAGGTGATCAGATTCAGCATCACGTCGCCTTCGGTGGCCGTGGCGTTGATGCCCTCGGTGGGGTCGCTGTATCCACTGAACTCAACGCCCAGCAGGGCGGCGATCTGCTTGTAGTCGGCCCGTCCCATAACATCGTCGCGGCGGATGTTGAGCGCCTGATACGCGGTGCTGTGCAGAGTGCGGAAGTGCCGGAACTGACCGCCGAACTTTGCTTTTGCCCGGTTGACGGCCTCGGTCGCCGCCTTCTTGGTGAAGGATACGAAGGCGATCCGGTCCGGCTTGATGCCCTCCTCCAAGTGGCGCTCAACCACCTGAAGGAGTGAGGTAGTCTTGCCGGTACCCGGCGGGCCGAGGATGAGTTTGAGACTGCGACTCATCCTATATCATCCAGGGCGGACGTCAGCTCTTTAAGCTTTGCTTTCACTTTAGGTTTATTCTTCCGCACCCACGCTGTCATCTTAATTCCCAGCGGGGGTGATGGTTCGGTGTGCCCACGTTCAACGGTCACCAGCACGCTCTGTGACACGCCGAGTGCCTTTGCGCACTGGCACTGGCTAATATCGAGAATACGTCTTACCTCACGCAACGTGGCTCCGGATACGGTCATCATCAAAACTCCTCCTCTGGTACCCGAGGCACGTCAAAATCCTCGGTCTGTCTGTCGAACGTCGGAACACCCCACACATTGACACCGCGTCCTTTCAGGTTAAAAAAATCCTTTTTTACATTGGCGACGTCGTGTAAGAGTGCATAAATTTGGTTTTCCTTGAGGTCTCGGAACCGTTGCTGCTCAAGGTACTTGAACAGGTCAGCGGATCGAAAGAATGTGCGTCCGCTTTCTTCGTCGTGCCAGGGCTTGCCGAGTAGGATCTCGTCCCGACTGTTTGCCGGCGCCTTGGTCACGCAGAACTGCTCCAAGTGGTGCATGAACTGTCCAGCCGGGCCGGCGTCCGGCGGCGCCTCCACCTCCCGACGCTCGGCCAGCATAGCATTGATAAATGCTACCCACTTTGGCGCCTTGAGGGTCGGCGGCAAGAAGTTGATGGATTCAACGCATCGCTTGCCAAACTTGCTCTGTGTAAGCAGCTCGTCGGTTGACATCCTGATGCGTGAGCCGTTTATTTGCACAACCCATGTTGGCGGGTCGGAGCAAATCTTAGTGATGCCGTCGATGGCTAAACCGGGGTCACTCGGGCCGTCACCGATGCCGTAGCGGGACTGGCGGCATCGCTCTTTATTACAGACGGCCTTGAGGGCGGAGCACTTGTAAAAATAGTCTTTTTTACCGCCGGCTCTGATCAAGACTGCAAGTTCGGCCTGGGTCAGCGGTGGCTGCATATAATTATCGTTGACGTGGTTCAAGATGTTCACCGGATCCTCAGACGCCTTGTGCGCGAATACCGAGAAGCTGAACATCACATCGTTGCGCATCCCCTCGCCGACGCCACTTCGGGCCAGCGCAATCAGGCAGGGCGGTGCGCCTTCAAGGTAAACGTCGTCGAAGTCCTGCTCAAGCGCCATCAGATCCTCAATAGTGGTCTTGCGGGTCTCGACGTATTTGAGGAACTGCTCGACCGTCAGTGACTTGCCATCCTTAATGCAATAGCGAGTTGTCCGGTCGCCGGCGAAGTAAGGCATGTTGATCCAGTTGCCGACATCATCCTGACCGGCAAGGTGGTTCTGCTTGGGAAATACCTCGATGCCCGGATACCCGAGCAGCTCGGCAATGTAGCCTAGGCTATGCCGGATGTTCTTGGCGCTGGCCTGGGCTTTCAGGAATACATATAAATGGGCGCCGCCGGACTTGCTGCGGAACATTACCACCGGCAGCTTGAGCTTTTTGATTTTTAATTCTAGCGCCTTGAGATCAAGATCGTATTCGTCAATATCAATGACCCCGAACACGACGGAGCCATCGTCACGGATCGGGACAATGCCCAGCCCTTGCCGGCCGGCGAGATGGGCCACCCATAATTGTTCTGTGACTGGCTCCTGGATGGTTGTGGCCCGGCCTTCAGCTTTGCCTTTCTTCGAGGTCTCGCCGGTCAATTTGTAAGTGCCATACGCCCGCGGCAACCCCGCGAACAACTCCATGAACTTCTCTATCATGCCCCCTCCGGTAGATTAAAAAGGGCCGGGCAGAGGATGCCCGGCCAAAGTGCCGTTGGAGGGCGGCTAGAAACCTACATCTTCGTCGAAACCATCGTCATGCTTGACCTCGGTGGCACCGGACACCACCATGTCGCGGAAAGCCTTGGCGGTCTGGTACAGGTGGCCGTCTTCAACAAAGCCGTTGCGGGTGATCTTCCAGCCGAACCATGATCCCTTGTCGTTGGATTCCGGGACAGTTTCGATCTTGTAGCTGTTGCTGAACATCGGTGGCGTGAACTTCGATCCGTCCTCACGATCTACCTTGATGCTCTGCATTACCGTCATCCAGTTCTTGGACTTCTTTATCTGCGTGCTCGACATGCAGATGACCAGCGGTTCACCAGTCTCCGCGCTGATGCAATAGTGCATCCTGGTGTCGGCCAGCTCGTGCCCGTTCTCCATGCGGTAGTTTTCGTCCAGCGGGATGTCGCGGGCCTCGTCCACCGAGTGCTCGGCGACAAAACCGCCGCCCTCGTCCTGGGGGATCCACTCAACGAACACGCGACGATAATGGCACGGGATCACGTCCAGTGACTCCATGATCTCGCCGGTGGCGGTGTTGAAGATCGCGCCTTCCTCGGCGCCCTTGACATAGGCGCCATCGGACTTCTTGCACTGCGGGGAACCGGATTGCAAGATCCGGACAAACGGGACGGCATACGAATCCTTGTCTGCCTCCTCGAAGCCACCGCCGGCATCGGCGGCAAAGTCAACGACGTTGGAGGGCGGGGTGTCTTTCTTTTTTGCAACTGCTTTAGTCATGGTGTTTCTCCTAGTGTTTTCGGGAACTTGTTTTTACCGCCGTTCCCGATCAAGCGGCATGAATAGCGCGTCACGACGCGCCTCCAATTCCAGGCCGAGGCGATTGGCCAAGGAGTGAAGTTCAGTCCTTTTAACGATCCTGCGGCCAGGCAGGGCATAGCGGGTTTCGTCTACCTGAAATCCTATTGACTGCCCCCGTCGTGCGGAGCCGTTATATCTGTTGACCGGATATACAGTTATATTCCCAAGGCGGAATGTCGGAACCATCATTGCTTTACCTCCGCCTTGCGAACGAAGTAGGCACCCAGAAGTTGCAGCGGCACGTCCTTACCTTCTTGCAGCAGTTCCTTGATCACGGCCTTGATGGTGCCCGTGTTGACGGTCTCGACTACCCGGTACTCATCGAAGCCGGACTGCTCGAGGAGCTCGACCAGGCGGCCGACCTTCTCTACCTCGCCCTTGTCGAACGGGACGTGGACGTCTTCCTTGACGATGGTGGCCAGGTCATTGTCAATCAACCACTGGATTGCCTCGCGCTTCTTGGCGGCCGCCTTCGGGAAACTGGCGTACAGGGTTTCGCGGACGGCGATGTTGGCGCCGTCGGAGGTGGTGAACGCCTCGATGCCGGCCTCTCCCATCGCCTCCGGCAAGTCGATTTCTGATACTTGCCGGAGCTGCTTCTGCACGTCCTTGGCCTTCTGGTTGATTTCGGCCAGTTCGCGTTCCAGCTTCATCTGGCGGGCAGCCAGGGCCGAGATGGTTTTCAGTTGCTCATTGGACGGTGCGGTCAGGGCCGCGTCATGTTCAAAGTCTATTGTGGCCATGATTAGCCCTCCTTTTTCCGATTCATGGTATGAACGAACTCTTCCCACAAGCGCCCTTCGTCAGCGCCCTGATCCCTAAGGTGCTCGTGGATGTCGAAGGGGTCGATGCCGTAATTACGCAGGAACTCGCACGTCGGGGAATAATTAAATAGGCACTGTAAGGCGTCCATTTCCTCCTGAGACTCAAAAGTGATAGACAGGGTACGGGGTACGAAACCGGGGTGTTCCGCTTCAATCTTTGTTTTCATAATCAAACTCCTCTGCTTGTTGTCGGCACGCCTCAAGGGCGCGGATTATTTTTTCGTCGATGGTCCCGTGAGCGATTAGGTCAACCACGGCAATGCTTTCCTTACCGACGGCGCTGGCCCGGACTTCTGCTTGCCAGCGGGTTCGGGCGGAGAAGCTGTTGCTGTAGAAGATGACCGTGTCTGCTGCATCGAATGTATGGCCAACTCCACCGGCAGCAGGTTGGCCAACGAGGAATTGAGCGTTGCCCTCGGGATCCTGAAAACGTCGTTTGTTCGCCGTGCGTTTTTCATCGTCTATGCCTCCGTGAAATTCAACTACCGAGTCCCTGCCGTATTCCTCCCGGATGGCAAAGACTATTTCTTCGATCTCCGGGCGGAACCGCGCCCAAATTATGCACTTGCCCTGTACTTGGGGCAGGAAGTCCAGCAGTGCCTTTATGCGGTTGTGCTTGATGAACCGCATCTTGCCGTCGGTGTCCGGGACGTGGCCGCCGAGCACCTGCTGTGCCCGTAGGAGCTTGCCCAGTGCATTGCTGGCCTCGATCCGGTCGTTGTCCAGGTACCATTGCAGGACGTCGTCGGTCGGCGTGGGCGGCGGTTCCAGGAGTGCGACCGCCTTCTCCAGCATTTCGTTGTAGATGCGCCGCTGCTCGGGCGTCAGTTCTACCGGCAGGACAATCGGGACCAGTGCCGGTAGGTCTTCGCACTCCGATGCCTTCAGGCGGTAAGTGAAGGGTGCGATCTTCGCCTCCAGCTCCTCCAGGTTACGGTATATCTTCCGGCCGTTGTCATCCTCAGCGATCATCGGCGGCACCACCGACTGTGGGCAGGTCTGCAGGATAGCGGTGATTAGCTCCTGGCGGTTGCGGAACCGCTCACGGTGAATCATCGGGACGGCACGGTTGTAGATGGCGTGGAGCTGGGCGTCGGTCTTGGTGCCCATTACCTTGCGGGCGATAGCCTGGGCGCGGCGGTCGGTAGGATCCATCAGCACCGCATAGCGGCTACGGAAGGCGGCGAAGGTGCCGAAGCCGATGATCGACGGGTCCAGGAACTTGTATTGCGCATACAGGTCCAGTGGGCTCTGCGTAATCGGGGTGCCGGTCAGGATCCGGGTCATCTTGGCGTGGCGGGCCGCGCCTAGCAGGAACTTGGTGCGTTTGGCGCCGGGCGTCTTAACGGTATCGGATTCGTCAATCACAAGCATTGTCCGATACTTGGCGACGGCGTGGCGGATGGCCGCCTTGCCTCTATCAGAGGCCGCCGCCTCGACGTTGAAGGCGAGGACGCGGAAGTCGTCGGTGGGCTCCCTGAGTACGGATTCGAACTGCCGCTGGTGGGCGACCCGCCCCTGGGCCCGGTAAAAGGCGCTGGTGGTCGGGATGGCCATGTGCTTCGGAACCTGGTCTTCTACCCACTGGCGGTGGACGCCGTTCGGCGCCAGGACGACAAGGGTGTCGATCTTACCGTCCAGGGCCGCGCGGGCGGCGTCGTCCAGCGTGACCTTGGTCTTGCCGGTACGCATTTCCATGAAATAGGCGAAGGCGTCCATGCCCTCGGACCGTTCGAGTGCGACGAGCTGCTTCTGGCGGGGCCGGGTCTTATAGGGTATGGACGCCACTACCGTTATCTCCACGAGCAATCCGAGCATAGCCAGGTAATTACATTGCCCTCCGAGTCCTCTACCGCCTCAACAGGGCGCCGGCATCCGCAGTGATCGCAAAGACTGACAAGGATCATTTCGTATCCTCCGCGTATACGCCGGCAACAGCCATGACATGCTCTGCACTCAGACGATCATCCGGCGCAATCACCCCGGCCGCTACAATAGCCTCGCGGATACCAGGGGCCACCAGCGATAACCACGGCAACATCACCAGGCACCGCTCGCCCTCGATGTCCGATACGGTGTCGATCATCGTCAGATCCTCATCGACAAATTTCACCAACTCGGGATATTTGCTGGCGACACGTTCCCAGCGGTACCCGATCTCATTGTCGTTATCTAGCAGTATGTCTTTGAGCTGGCGATACGCATCGGGGACGCTCACATACCCTAGCGCCAGGGAGATCAGCGTGGACTCAACGGCGCTCCGGTCTGCCTCGGGGATACGGTATAGCGCGGCGAGCATTGGCTGGCTCATGTACTGCGGTTTGATTCCGATTACGTTATTCATTTCCCTATCCTCCGTTAATTCCCCGAAAACATATATCCGCGGGCTTCGATTTCTTTGACTGCATCCTCGCCGATTACTGCAACGGCCTCGCGGCGACTTACCGGCCAATTGTGGAGTGAGCCGTGCGGCAGGTCATCGAACCCATTACGGCGCAACTGTGGTTCGGAGAATTTCTCTGACTGGCTTACCGACTGCCAAGCCACCCGCCCATTTTTGAGCAAATAGGCGTGATATGTCGATATACGGTAGGCATCCTGCCATTTCCACGAGCCCTTCGGGGCGGTTACGATCCGACGTGCTTCGAGTCCTGGGATAAGCTGCTTCGTTGTCATTGCCTTTCTCCTTTTGTTTAGCGGCCAAGGGTATCAAGCCGGTTTTTCGTTGTGTTCGGGTATATAATAGGTGCGTCAGTTGGGAATTACCAATAATATTTTATTGTATAGACATAGGTTGTAAATAGGATTTTCGTATATGGGATCAGAGGCCAGCTTGCGTGATACCGCCCGGCGGGCGTTCCCCGGAGACGGGCACTGGGTGCGGATCGAGAACGCGGTCGAGCAGGGAACGCCGGATCTGTGGGTGCGGTGCTGCGGGGTCGGCGCCTGGATTGAGCTGAAGTATTCGGCGCGGTGGCCTGCCCGCCGGGGGACCCCCCTACGCTGCGATCATTTGACGGACGAACAAAGACGCTGGGCGGTGGCGGAGGGCCGTGCAGGGGGCTGCTACGGGTTATTGTGGCAGGTGGGCTCGGAGTATCTTTTGTTCGGCTGGCGGTCGATAGGCCGGCTCGGGCAGGCGTCTCAAGAGGAGATGCGTGAGCTCGCACTATGGGCCGGCCCGGCTATTTCTTGGCCAGAGATAATGTCACGTGTAGATAGAGATTGTACAGCCACCGAAAGTCGTTCTTTGTCGGTCCCCGGCTGAGGATAGCCTCCGCCCTGGGGTGTACCCACTCCGGGCCAAATTCCTGCCATTTCTCCAAAACCAGGTGAATATCGTCCTGGGAACAAGGTCGTTCGTTAACCACCCGACACAATCTGGAATAGTTAATGTCCACGATTTTGGCGAACAAGCGCAGGTTCCCGAACGCCTCGACGATGCCTTTTTTTAGTTCCCCGTCCGGGTAGACCGTGTCTTTTTCAGGCATTTTTCCAAGTCCTCGCGGATCAATTGGCGAATCCTGGCGCTCGCCGACTGGTAATTGTCGGCCGCCAGGCGCTTAAATTTGACCCAATCTTCGGGGTCTACGATAAAAGATTTCAGTTTCATGGGCCGGATTATATAGGAGCTATAGTGCGGGTACAAATATGATTTAGTTATAAGTGGGTAGGAGCGTTATTGGATTTTGTTATAAGAGCAGTTGATTTGGGCGGTCGGGAACGGGGTTTCCTAAATACGATTTTCGTATGAGGATGCCGCGCATTATTTGATTTTCATATAAACAAGGTGCTTTCTATACCCAGAATGGGGTATTTACTTCCCAGATAGATTGTGTTACGCGGGCGCGTGCGCGCACGTTACCCGCGCAGGCGCGAGGCGGTAACTAAGTTACTCGGCAACTCTGCCAATAGGGCAATAAGCCAATAGGCCAATATAAGGCAATACTAATGGTCACCTATCTTGCGTGCATTTTTTTGCCTAAGGAAGTTAGTTCCCCTGGTTATTTTTTGTATATATACGCGCGCACGCGCGGATACCACAGATGTGGAACGAAGTAAAGAACATTCTGTAGATTGGGGGTTGTTTTTATTTTGGTATCCCTATTATACTTGGCGTTATACGGAGAATCCTATTTGGGGATATTGCATTGGCGGTGAAAAAGAAACCTGATAACCGGACCTTGGCGCAAAAGCGCCGCAAGGAGCAGCAGGACGCCCTGCGCTTGAAATTCAAGGGTATCGAGTACCTGCGCCAGCTCGACAACTCCCAAAAGCAGTTAGAGGAACTGCGTACCACTGTCCGCAAGGCACGCAATACGGAAAGCAATCCGAACAAGATCGCAGAGACCGTCGCCAAGGCCGACTCGCAGAACCGGATCATCAAGACCCAAGTAGACCTGAATTTCAGGCGACTGGCCAAAGTCCTCCCGGACCTGAAGCAAGTGGACCTGACCGATGGCGACGGGAACAACCCGCTAGGCTCACTGGCAGAAGCACTCGCGGAGGCGGTCGGTGGGCTCCGTCAATAACCTGACCGAGCAACTGGTGGCCACCGTCGAAAAGGCCCGGCGGGAACCTGTCTGGTTCTTTGAGAAAGTCCTTAACATCAAATCCACCGCAGACGACCTCAAGCGCGGCCAGAACTGGGACCTCGATATCTGGCAGCGCGAACTTGTGGAATCGGTCGCCGACGTCTGGCGCAAGAAGAACGGCATACCTACACGGTACAATCACGATGGAAAAGGCAAAATCACTGTCCGTGCAATGCACGGCCCAGGCAAGACCTTCGGCGTCGCCGGCATCATGCACTGGTTCAACTTCGTGTTCAAGGGCACCATCGTCTGTACCGCACCAAAAGAGAAGCAGCTTCGTACTCGTCTGTGGCCCGCATTTCGGAAGATCCGTTCACGCGCCGGTGAGGCTTATGCTTCGCTGACCAAGGTCGAGGCCATCAAGATAACCTGGTGCGGCGACGAGGACTGGGCCGCTCATGCGGAAACCGCCAGCGAGCCGGAGAACCTGGCCGGCTACCATGACGATCACCTGCTGTTTATCGTCGACGAGGCATCCGGCCTCAAAGAGGAAATGTTCCCCGTCATTGAGGGCGCAGTATCAACGGGCCACATCGTTATTGTCCTGCTCATCGGCAACCCGACAAAGAACCTGGGCACGTTCTACGAGTCCCACATGAAGGAGACGGTGGCCAAGCACTATCACCGCATCCACGTGGATCTGACCAAGACCAACAGAGTCAACCGCGACTGGGTCAAGCAGATGGGTCAGAAGTACGGTACCGACAGCCCGATCTACAAGATCCGTTGCCTGGGCGAGTTTGCAGACGGTGGCAAGAACCAACTCATTCAACTTCAGTGGCTGCTCAATGCCCGTGATTCCGACCTCAAGGCCGATGGCTCGATTCCTCGTTTGCGCGTCTCAGTCGACGTGTCCGATGGCGGCGAGGATGAAACCGTGATTACCGCGCGGCGCATGTATGACTCCTTCGACGAATACCTCAAGATATCCCGCCACTCCTTCCCGACCGCAGAGTCCCCCATCCTTTCCGCGGAAGCCGCTGCCCGTGTCTTTGATAGCCTGGGTGGTGACCCTCGCAATGGTGACGATATTGTGGTTGATGGCCTCGGTGTTGGCGCTGGCTGCGCTGGCCACCTCATTCGCGGCATCGCTCAGAAGGACGGTACTGTCAAGAAATATCCGACCGTGATCTACAAGGGCGGCTCAAACAGCGACGACCCGACCAAGTGGCGCAACCGTCGCGTCCAGTCGCACATGGTTGGCCGTGATCGACTCCTGGAGGGCCGCGTCGTGTTCGCCGACGATTGCTTCGAATCTGACGAGGACTGGGAAGATTTCTGCGCGCAGATGTGCTCCATCCAGATTCGCGAGGGCTCGCAGAACCGGGAGGACTTGATGACCAAAGCGGAAATGACCGCCAAGGGCATCAAGTCACCGGACATGGCAGAGTCCTGGATGATGCAATACGCCACTCAGGCACCGCAGATGCCGGCCACGTTTGAGCCGGTCGTTATCGGCTCTATGGAATCCGCCGCAGAGGAGATGATACTGTGAGGTGGTGGTTCCGCAGAGACAAGCCGCAGGACAAGCAAGTACCGGCAGGTGAGACAGCCTGGTCACAGGACGCGATCTACAACCGCAGCGACATGCCGAAATACAACCCGGACGGCCTGATCGGCAAGAAAGGCGCGGCCATTTACCGCAAGATGATGCTGGACGAGCAGGTCAAGGCGGTGGTGCGGTTCAAGCGCGACGCGGTCTCCAGCCGGCAATTTTCCTTCGAATGCGACCGCGACATGTTGGGCGATGACGAGGCCGCCCGCCGCATTGCCATCGCCGAGCTGATCGTGCAGCGGATGAAGGGCAGCTTCACAGACAACCTCAACGGTATCCTGACCAGCATGTACCAGGGCTTCTCGATGACCGAGAAGGTGTTTGAGCAGTTTGACTACATGGGCCTGACCTACTGGGGCATTAAGGAACTGAAACTGCGACCGTTCGATACTTTCGAGTTCGTTGTCGATGAGCATGGGACCACGCAGAAGGTTACGCAGAGCATCGGCGACCGCGAGCAGGACATTGATATCAGCAAGTTCATCCACTTCACGCACAACCCGGAGTATGACGAGCACTATGGTCAGTCGGAATTGCGCGAAGCCTATCGCTCATGGTTCAGTAAGGACATGGCCATCCGCTTCTGGAATATGTGGTTGGAACGTCATGCCTCTGGGTTCAAGACTTTGCAGCCCGTCAACGGCAAGACCCTGGTGGCCGGCTCACAGGAGTATAACAACCTGCAAAGCGTCCTCAATAACTCGGTCAATGGCGCCGGCATGATCCTGCCGTCGGATATTGAACTGAACACCGTTTTCCCGACCAACAACGTCGCCTTCAAAGAGGCCATGCAAGTCCATGATCTCGGCATTGCCAAGGCGTTGCTGGTGCCAAATCTTATGGGCATCACCCCATCTGGCCAGACCGGCAGCTACAGTCAGTCGGACACGCAGCTCAAGGCGTTCTTCTGGACGTTGAAAGCAGACACGAACCGTCTTGAAGAAACCCTCAACGAACAATTATTCCGCCAGCTTGGCGAGATCAATTTTGGTGACGACTACTGGCCGCGCCTCAAGTTCCAGCCGATGTCTGAAGAACAGATAACGGCACTGGTCGAACAATGGACGGCATTGCTCGACAAGCAGGCCGTTACGCGCAGCGATTCGGACGAGGAGTTCGTGCGCAACCTCCTGGGCTTCCCGGCCAAGGACGATACATCGACGATAGAGGAGCCACAGGCTGCGCAACCAGCGCCAGAGGAGCCCGCAGCGCTGGAACCGGAACAACCTGCCTCAGGGGACATACCAGACGAGACAATCCGTGGCCGCGCCACCGTCATCAAGGCGGCATTCACGCGGGCCGAGAAGCGTGTTGACTTCACCGTGATCGCAAATAGTAGTCAGGCGATAGAGAAGGAACACGCGAACAATATCGCAATGTCCGTGTCTGATCTAACAGAACTATATCTTGCTGACTTCAAGGAGGCGCAGCCGAACTGGGATCCTGAGCGCACGGGAATCGAAATCAAAAAGCTCAAGCTCGACTCGGGCCTGAAAAGCAAGATCAACCGTCAGGTACGGGCTATGTTCAAGGACGGCTGGAACCTGGGGCAGAAACATGCTGAGATCGAAGTGGACAAGGCAAAGAAACTGAACTTCTCACGATTCATGGATCACGAGCGGCTCAAGTTCATCGGCGACGAGTTCTTCAAGACCAAATCGTTCAAGGTAGCTGGGGACCTGACGGACGAGGTCAAAAAGAAAATCGACACCATCATCGTGAACGGCGCCAAAACCGGCAAGACGGTGGAGGAGATCGAGCAGGAGGTATATTCAACGTTCGCATCCGACGGACTACTGGCAGAGGATATGATGCCGGCGCTGGCCGAAGCATTGGCCGGCCAGGACATAGTTAATCCGCAGGCCCGCATCGATACGATGGTCAGAACCAACCTGTTCGAGGCCATCAACGAAGCCCGGTATGGGTATTTCACCGATCCCGCACTTGACGGCTTCGTTGAGGCACTGGAATACAGCGCCATCCTGGACAGTCGCACCACGCAAATTTGCACGCAGCTAGACGGCCATGTTCACGCAGCGAAGGACGAACTCTGGGACACCTATCGCCCTCCGAATCATTACAACTGCCGCTCCCTCCTGATCCCGGTCACAGAGATCGACCGCTGGACGGAGAGCGAGCAGCCGACATTGCAGCCGCAAAAAGGATTTGGGTGATGGCATCGACTCCTATCCTTAATCGCGGGTTTAACGAACAAGATGGCCGTGAGGAAAATATCCAGTCCTCGTACAACATGCAGAAGACAATTACTGCTGTTCATGCTCGCGTACATGCGAAGCTTGCATATAACCATTCTGGCCTCAACACGGTCCCGGCCGGCGGATATCTTCGATATCTACTGAGGATTGGGGGAACAGTCTTTCACCTGCGCGATTTTGCGTTCAAGACAACGGAAGGCCCGGCTGGTGTATTTCTATACGAGGCGCCATTCGTTGACACTAATAGTCTGGGCACGCAGTTAGTGTCACGTAACCTCAACAGAAGTGTGGCTGTTGACTCTTACGATTTCGCATTGTACCGGGACCCGTTCACCAATGCGGCAAGTGCGGGGACAGAACTCGATTATGATCTACAGCCAGCAACGAGCGGTGGTGCGATAAGGGCAGCGGGCGGTTCTGCGGGAGGGCCGGCGATTGAATGGGTGCTCAGACAGGATACGGACTATCTAATAGAATTCGTCAATAGCAGCACGAACGCTGCTATTGTCGGTGACAGAGTGGTTGGATACGCGGAGGGATAGTATGCCGATACCGAAACCAAAAGCAGGAGAGCCACGCAACGCCTACATCAGCCGGTGCATGGGTGATGACAAGATGGTCAAGGAATACGAGCAGGATCAGCGCGCAGCAGTCTGCAACACGACTTGGAGGCAGGCGAAGATGGCGGCGGATGACAATGAAACTTTCACCTTCGATGCGGAGATTTTGGCGGAAGGCAAGTGGAACAACATCCCGATCACGCGAAAGATCATGGACCAAATGGTTACGAACTTCCGCAAGTTCCAGGACATCCTGGATGTGCCGTTGAAGTTCGGGCATAACGACGAACAGCAGATGACGGACGGTCAACCAGCCCTGGGCTGGATCAGTGACCTATGGATTAACGACGCGGGTAAGATGATGGCCCGTTTAACGGATATGCCGAAGATCGTTTATAATGCGGTCAAGGCGAAACGATACAAGAACGTCTCCATAGAGGCATCCTTGGAAGTGACCCACAAGGGCAAGGATTACGGTGCGGTCCTGACGGGGTTGGCGTTGCTCGGCGCGGATATACCGGCTGTTAATACGCTCAACGACCTTCAGACGTACATGAGCGCGCAGAATGATCTTGAGTTCAGTCAATGCGCAAACTTCTCCGCAACCAGCGGGGCATTATCAACAAGCAGAGGAGATTCAGAGATGGATCACGAAAAAGAGATCGCTGAACTCAAGGCAAAGCTGGCCGCGAGTGAAGCAGAAAAGGCCCGGTTCGCTGCCGAAGCCAAAGCATTGGAGAAGGCGAGGAAAGACGCCGAGTTCAAGGCCGAGGTGGAAAGTGTGAAAGGCGACCTGGATGAACTGGTCAAAGACGGCAAGATCACGCCTGCCAGTCGCGACGAGTTCCTCGCCAACATGGAGGACGAGGTGGCTGTGCAGGCCGTCAAGATGTCCGTTGCCGCACTCAGCAAGGCGACTGGCGACAAGGGCCTGGACACCGAGGAGCAGGGCCGTGAGCATACCGCCGAGTCGAAAGACGAGCAGGGTATGCCGGCCGACCAGCGCCTGTTCGCGAAGGCCAAGAGCCTGAGCATCGAAAAGGGTATTACCTTCTCCGCAGCCGTGGACATGGTAATGCTGGAAGATGAAAAGCTGGCCCGTGAGTATCGGGACCAGTTCGATAAGGAGGTGGCGTAATGAACATCGTTGAACTGCCGCTGTCGGACGTTGCTGCTGATTTGCGTCCGTTCCAGCACCGCGCCGTCACCATCGGCGGCACCCTGGCAACCAACACCAAGACAGCAAACGGTCTTCTGAACACTCGTACCGACAGCGGTGAGGATGGTTCGATGACTGTTTGGGGACGCGACAAGTTCGTCGCTGGTGGCACTATTGCTGCCGGCAACCGCCTGCGCGTTACCTCTGGCGGTTTCATGGTTGCCGCTTCGTCTGGCTATTACTCCTGCGGTTATGCGGAGACGGCCATTTCCTCGGGTTCTGTCGGTCGCGGGTTTTTCGACTTCGCCACCCTGACCTATCACGCAGACTAAGGAGAACTCGTAATGGGTGCTACTGCAAAAGACTTGCACGTCGATAAAGTGCTGTCGCAGATGGCCATGGGCTACCGGCCCGATGGTTTCATCGCAGACATGATCTTCCCGACCGTTCGGGTTGACAAACAGTCCGACATCTACACGGAGTTCGACCGCGGCCGTCGTCTTCGTCGCCAGGATACGCGACGCGGACCGGGTGCTGAAGCTCATCGTGTCGACCAGGACTTCGGTTCGGCCACTTATTACTGCCGCAACTATGCGCTGAAGGCAGCGGTGACCATCGAAGACAAGGCCAATGCCGACCCCGCCTTCGTGCGCGACATCATCAACGGCCGCGTCGAACTCCTGATCGACGACCTGATGCTGGACAAGGAGATGCGCGTCGCTGCCTTGGTGAACAATACCAGCAACGTCGGCTCTTACTCCGCTGTCACTTCAGCATGGAACGGCTCCGGCCACGTCCTGGACGACTTGAATGCGGCCATCGACTCCGTGCGCTACGGTAACGGCGTCAAGCCCAACATCATCGTCATGGGCCAGGAAGCCTGGGATTCTGCTCGCCGGGACTCCACCGTCCGCAACTTGATCTTCGGTAACAACAACGGCGGCGGCTATGCCTCGGAACAGGCGTTCGCAGACCTGTTGGGCATCGAGAAGCTGTTGATCGCCGGCAGCTTCAAGAACACCGGCGACGAAGGCCAGAGCGAGGTGATCAAGACCGTGTGGGGCGATAACGTGTTCGTTGGCTACAACGCACCGTCTCCCACCCGTGAGCGTCCGTCCTGGGGCTATGAGTTCCGGTGGGTGGGCAACGGCCTGGCAGACATGACCGTTGAGCGCCATCCGTACAGCACCAGGACCAAGTCGGAAGAGGTCGAGGTTGGCTACTACGCGGATGAGAAGGTCACAGGCGCCAGCTATGGCTACCTGTTGACCGCGGTCAACAGCTCGACTTAATTGGTTGGGGTAGAGTGTTAGGGGTTCTTAGGATTAAATGGCTGACTCCCACAGCCAGCCCCTCTTTTTAAGGAGAACCGACAATGATCAATGTACCAGCGCCACACGCCGATGACCCGGACCGGATCGAGCGCATCAAGGCGTTCGTCAAGAACAAGGATTGCGCCATAGACAAGGAATATCTGGCCCGTGTCGAGGCCGAAGTCAAGAAAGCAAAGCGGGCGCAGAAAGAGCAGTGAACGCAATCAATTCAAAATCGCATAGCGTAGGGGAACATGAATGTATATAACGATCCATTGCGGCGGAATGCCGTTTGACGGCAACACGATCAATGAGCGTAGCCTCGGGGGCAGTGAATCCGCTGCGTATTACATGGCGCGGGAGCTCGCCAGCATCGGCCATGACGTGACCTTGTTCACGCGGACGGAGCAGGGGATGCACGCAGACGGGGTGCAATACGTGCCGATGGGCGCGGTGTCGGAACAAACACCGCTCGGCGATGCATTCCACCATTATGCGGCCAACACCCCGATGGACGTTCTGATCATTCAGCGACATCCGCTCGCATTTCAATATCCTTGGGCGAGCAAGGTCAATCTCCTGTGGCTGCATGATCTTGCCTCATACGGAACAAAAGACGCCATGCTCGCACAGATGCCGTTCGTGGACGGGGTACTGACAGTGAGTGAATGGCACAAGGACCAAGTGGTCAAAGTGTGGGGACTGGACCCTGATATCGTAATGCCAATCCAAAACGGCGTGGATCTCGCCTTGTACGACACCCCATATGAGCGGGACATTCCTGAACGTGACGGTGGCCCGAATCTGCTCTACACCAGCCGCCCGGAGCGTGGGCTGGAGAATTTGGTCAAACCCGGCGGCATTATGGAACGGCTCCATGATATCGGTGCCAGCCACCATCTGTACGTGTGCAACTACGACAACACGATGCCGCAGATGGCCGGGTATTATCAATACCTATACCAGCGGTGCGCGGCATTGCCGAATGTCAGCGTGCTTGGGCACTTGACAAAACAGCAGCTCGCCAATGTGCAGCGCCAATGCGACATCTGCGTCTACCCGACATCGTTCGAGGAGACGTCCTGCATCACCGCGATGGAGTGCATGGCGGCTGGGCTGCCGCTGCTCACGAGCGCCGTCGGGGCACTACCGGAGACAACAGAAGGCTCTGGCACGGTGCTGATAGATACCCTGCCGAACGATGAGCATTACAAGGGCATGGAACTCCGTGTCGATGGCAAGGCGGACGTGGATGAGTTTGTGTTGCGGCTCATGGACTCTGACGCGTTCAACAAGTTGATCAGCAAACAGCAGGCAGCGGCAGGGAATTTTGCGTGGGCTGTCGCAGCGAAGATGCTGGTGGAGCACGTGCGGGGGATATTCGTTCGTGCATCGTCCGAGACTGGTTACCTGAAGCAATGCTTGCGCAACAGCGACATCTATGCCCTCCGTCGTGCGCTCAACAAGGCGCCGTTGGTCGGTGAGATCAACAGGGCAGTGCGCGAGGAGCTTCGCGAATGCTATGCGTTTATGGATGGCACATGGGCGCTGCATTATGAAAAATATTACGAATATGAGAAACAGCGTGGAGTGAATTATGGTCCAGAAAATCTTGGCGGCAATAGTCGTTTTGAGTACGTGGCTTCTCTTATCGCCGATCTTCCTGCTGGCGCTATGGTGTTGGATTACGGTTGTGCTCATGGCCACTACACTATCAACCTCGCGAAGAGGTTCCCGCAGCTCAAATTCACCGGCATCGACATCACGCAATCAAACATCGACAAAGCAATCGCCTGGGCAGCAGATGCAGGCGTCACAAACGTGCAATTCCATCGTGGTGCAGTCGAAGGAGACGCGCTTACAATCGCAGAGGCAGCCCCGCTACCACTAGCGGACTGCGTGATTGCAGCGGAGGTGTTAGAGCATCTGGAAAGCCCGGCGCGATGTGCGGATGCGCTGTGCCAGCAGATGAAGCCCGGCGGGAAAATGATTATCACGGTTCCGTATGGTCCGTGGGAAGCGCAAGGCTATCAGGAGCACTGGCCTTGGCGGGCACATGTCCACCACCTGGAGAAAGCGGACCTACGCGACCTGTTCAGTGGGCACTCAGGATTTCAGATTACTGTCGTGCCAGCAGGACAGAGCAAGTTTGGTGAGCCGCTAGGCAGCTATGTTGTGACGTATGAGAACGACGGGCTCCAAAATGGTGTTATCGACTATGGTCGCAAGGAATTTTTGGCGAAGCCGCGCCAGACCATTTCTCTGTGTATGATTGCAAAAAATGCAGAGCGTGAGATTGAGCGTTGCCTGGCCAGCGTGATCGAGATCGTTGACGAGGTTGTTCTTGGGATTGACGACACGTGCACAGACAGCACCGCTGAACGCGCGGCTGAGTTCTGTGCCGATCATCATGTGCCGCTCACCGTACTGAATATCGAATCCCCTGTTGTACAGGGGTTTGATGCTGCGCGAAACGAGACAGTGGATAACGCCTATGGAGACTGGATTCTGTGGCTGGATAGTGATGAGGTTCTTAACAGAGCTGAATTGATCCCGCGTTACCTACGCAACAATCAATTCAACGGGTACGCAATTCCGCAGCATCATTTCACACTGGAACCTGCTGGAGTGATGAAGACCGATTACCCGGTGCGGCTATTCCGTAACGGCAAGGGCATCGCGTTCAACGGCGTTGTGCATGAGCACCCGGAGATCGGGCTAAACGAGGGCGTTGGCCGTGTGATTAACATCCCGGGCTTGAATATTGGTCACTATGGGTATGTGAATGAATCCGTCCGCCGCGGTAGGTTTCAGCGTAACATTGAACTGCTCGTGAGGGACAGGGAGAGGAACCCGAATAGAAACCTCGGCAAGTTTCTGTGGCTGCGGGATCTGTGTCAGATGTGCACTTTCGATAAAGAAGAAGGGCGCGGCACAACGAACGAGATGATATCACGCGCAAAAAGGGGCATGGAGATTTTTGAGGAGATACTTGAGGAACCGGAATTGTTCCGCATGGCTCTTGACGGTCTTGAATTTTACAGTGGCCTCGCAAGAGTGCTTGGTGGCGGATTCGAGTTTGATGCGCAAATAGATTCCCACAGGGTGCAGGGGTATTTCCACAATAAGTCTCACCTGCAACGACTACTGAAACTCATCATAGACGAAAAGGTGAAGGACGATGAAGAAGCAAAGTATCAGTGACCGGGACATCTATAATGCTTTTGCCGGCAAGGACGAGGGCGTTGCCATTGTTGGCGATTGGACGTTCGAGGTAACTCGTGCGGACGGGTCCGTAGAAAGAAGCCGTGTACGGAATACGTTGACAAGCGCAGGGCTGAACAAGCTTGCGCAGCTTGGCGTGACGAACGGTGTTAACAGCGCGTTTCTTTATCTCGCTATCGGCACGCAGACGGAGGCGTCGAGCCTGGGCAGTGTGCAGGCGGGCATGGGCGAGGTGACACGCAAGCTTGCGTCAACGCAGACCACCAGTAAAGAGACAATGATTCTTATCGCAACCTGGGCGGGCGCTGCTGATAGTATAACCTCTGTTGATTTGCGCACGGCATCTGCTGTGAATCATGCGTCCTCTGGCAGCGGCGAGCATCTGAATTTCGTTAACAGTGTGGCAACTATTCTCGCGGACAGCGATTTTTTGAAGGTTCAGATGAACGTGCGTGTCGGGTCTCATAACTTATAATAGGGGCGAGCAATGGCGATCGGAACTAACGATGCAGTAGTAAAGACGGGCACGCAGAAGACAGTCGAGTCTAATGGGGCTTCTGTTGGAGACGGCGTATATGCGCAAGCAAGCACGGCTAGCTATAACCGCGCAACAGATGGATCTGATGCACCGGATGCGCGGTTTGCTTTATCCTGCACCTTCGCGACAGCTCCAGCAGCAGGAAAGCGGGTCACCCTTTTTGCCCGTAGCCTTAACTTCGACGGCACGAACGATGCTCCGGTGCCTAGCGCAAATTATGTGGAGCTTTACGTCGCCTCCTTTCTTGTTGCCCCAGTCACTACACAGCAATATGTTGAGGCTGTTGGCCACGATCTCCCGGCAGAAATGGATTTTTACATCAGAAATGATACCGGCCAAACAATCTCCTCGGGGTGGACATTGAAAGTTACCCCGCAGACTATCGGACCGGCGGCGTAGGCAAATGCTCCTGCAACTCAGAAAGCATTGGACCAGGAAACCGCATACGGAGGTCCAGCTCGATCCTCGGCATTGGCTATTTCCGTTTCTTCGGTTGGCGGTCATACCGGGCGCCGGCATATACCGTAACTTGAAGCACGGTGATTTAGAGTTTGACGTGTCCGCAAATGCGCTGAACGAAATAAATGAAACGCACGTGAGACGGTATGACGGAACAACGAGCACGATAGACCGTGGGTCACTAGCGCAGGACGTGAGTGTAGGAGCTGGATTCATAGCGAGAATATCCCCGAACAGCACAGTCGATGGGTCGGCGGTCAAAGTCGGCATTACGTTCAACTCGCTCACGTTAGGTGTAGATCACACAACGACAAATCCATGGCAGTGGGCGACACACATAAGGACGAGTGGCGGCTGGCAAGGGGTCAAGTATGGTACACCCCCACCCGCCGGAAAACTGGCTACGGTGGCCGGTATATGGGATGACTCCGCGCAGCAAGTCCACTCCTACCAAGACGGTAGATTGCAGAACTCCTCTGCAACGGGGCTTGGCACCTACGACACGTCTGGCAGATCCGCGTTCACCATTGGGTGCGGTGTCGATGTCGGCGGGGCCAACGCATATTACACGGATATGGATATGGAGTTTCTGCTGTATTTCGAGGGCATTGTTCCGACGGATATGCAGATAGCGTCATTAACGGAGAATATCTATCAAATACTCCAGCCGGCTAAACTCCACTACGGTATTCCCGCAGAGATCGTCAACGCAGTGACGTTATCTGACAACATGCCACTCACTGACTCTCCCGCTGTTGCGCGCGATCTGCTGCGTCAGATGTTGGATAACATGCTGGTGACGGATGCGCTGAGTATTGAGACAGTGACGCAGGCTGTTGTGCGCGTTTTGACATCCGCGATGGCGTTATCGGACACCATTGGCATTGCAAAGGAGCGTGCGCATACGCTGGCGAGCGCATTGGACATCCGCGATCTTGTGGACCTGCAACGGTTCACAGTACGTGGCGTGTCGGATGAGCTGAAGATACTGGACGACCTGATTGTTACGCTGCAAGGGCAGGTGATCAACGCGATTCTCTTGTCCGAGGGGATTGACGTTGTGGATCTGTTGCTTGGGCAACGATTCAAGGACATTGGCATCACGGATGCAGCGGACATCACAGACAGCCTGATAGCAGAACTACAAGGTCGCATCATAACCGCCCTCCTCAGTGATGGCCTGCCTGTTGCAGACCTACAGACCGTGAGCAGAGGTTTTGTTCGTGCCCTGCTGGCAAATATCGCGATCGCGGACGCCCTAGCGCATGATTCAATAGTGTTTCGCATGCTGGCGGACAATGCGACAGTGTCGGACGAACTTTTGGCCGAATTGATCCGTCAGCTCCACGTAATCACGCTGACTGACAACATGGACATCACGGACTCACTTGCGCGGACGCTAGTCCAGGTTCTGGCGCAGTGGGGCATCATAAAGACAAGCCTTGCGTCCGAGCCCGTCCAGACATCTATACAACGGATGTCAATTGATACGGGGATAGAGCAATGAGCAGTACACCGAAGCGCGTGCTGATTGGGGACACGATAAAATTCACGTGGGTCAACTCTGGTGTCACTATGTCCCCCGTGCTGGAAGTCTACGATGGGGAGGAAACGCTCGTTTCCACGGCAGCGTTCATCGATAGTGGGGGAGGGCATTATTATGCGGATTACACCGTGACGTCCGCCGGATATTATCGCCTTCGAGGCATCGGCACCGCAAGTGGCAAACCATATGTTCGCCAGCATCGTATTAAGGGCGTCACTGGGGAGGTGGACTGATGGGCAGGTACATCACATGGGATGATGTCGTAAACCGCTATCGCAAATTCGCGGACATTGCGGATGCCCCAGAGGCGCAGGAGTCTTTCATCCAGTATGCCGAGGCATACATTGATGCAGCCCTGGCCCCTGCTTACACGATACCATTCAGCAGCAACAACGCAACCGTGCGGGATCTGTGCATAGATACTACATTCGCAAAAGCGATTAGGTTCAAGGACACGGACAAGGCCAGCGCGATCATGGCGCATGTGGGCAGCTATACGAACGCGCTTGTTGCCGGAACGATGGTCATGGTAGTGGATAGCGGTGAAACCCTGTTGCCGTCAGGGCAGCCAGTATACTCGCAGACCATGGGCTATACTCCTGTCTTCGGCAAGGGCGACATCACGGATTTTATCGTTGACTCTTCACAACTGTATGATGAGGGGAGCGCGCGTGACTACTGATTATAAAGTAAGGATCGATCCGACGGTTAAGGAGATGCGCGAGAAATATAAAAGCGCTGTAGAGGCTGTCACGCAATTTCAGCCTCTGTTCAACAAGATCGCGATATATCTGGACCGTTGGAACAAGGAGAATTTCAGGACGCAAGGCGGGAAGGTAGGTGGCTGGAAGCCGCTGAAGGCTGGGGGCAGATGGAAAGGGAAGGGCAAGCGCCGTCGCTTTGACCGCTCTGCGAGGATATTGCAGGACACTGGCAGGTTGCGCTTATCCTATCTCCCGTTTGCGACACGCAGGGAAGGTGGCATACGCTCAGACCTACCGTATGCGGAAGCCCACAATAACGGCTTTGGGCCACTGCCCGTGCGGCGGATGCTGCCGGAGAAAGCAGAGGTCATAGACGATGTGATGAAAATCGCTGTGCAGCATACGGACAACCAGATTAAGAAGGTGCTCGGCTGATGCTCAACATCAATGATATTGTGGTGGCCCTTACGCAGCAGATCGCTACAGATTCCGCAGTATTGGCAGGCGATTATCGCGTCGAGCAGAGCACCTATATCAATATGGACCCGGACATGACGCCATGGATCGGCGTGTATAAAGGGCCTGTCAACTATGCGCCTGGTAGCCTCGGGAGGCACGCGCAGAGCTGGGAGGCGACACTCAAGCTCACGATCATTGTGCAGGCGGCACATGGCGGGGATGCGGCTGTCTGTAGTGAGCGACTCGCACAGTACGAGCAAACCGTGCTGGACGCAGTTTGGTCAGATCCAACTCTTGGGGGTCTTGTGGATATGATCACTGGGCTGGATATCGAATACAGCTACAACAACACGGAATCTGAAACAATGTACCACCAGCAATCTATCATCACCGTGACAGCGGAGGCGAGGGCAGGATGAGCAATGTGACAATCGTGTGGAAAGACACGCGCGGGAATATGGTGCCTGGGTATGGCATCCCACAGAAGGGCGATCTGCTGATTGTCCCACAGGACAAGGCGGATGAATTCATCAAGAGCGGCCTCGCGAAGCGGTATAGGGCGGCACAGAAGAAGGGGACTGACTAAT